TCAGGTGACGTTGAGGATCGTTCCCCAATCGTAAGTTATGCCGGTTCGGGCATAGCCCTTGCCGCTGTAGATCGCCGCGCCGATTGATCGGATGCGCTCAAGATCGAATGTCGGTTGCCATGAGGGATTGCGGCAAACGGCCTTCGGTGCGCGGTGACGAGAGGGGTAATGTCGGAGGAATGGCGAGGTGATCTCCGGCTTGTCGTCCTGGCCCCAATAGGTCCGGAGGATCGCGCGTAGATGCTCTTCCTCGTTCCCCTTCAGGCTGATCCAGCCGTGGATATGGGGGTAGGGCGAGCCGGTCCCCGTCGTCGGCTCATAGAAGGCCGCGAACGCCGGAAGGTCGTCAGCCGTTGGGTCTTTCCGTCGTGGAAGACCGCAAAGCTCACGGCCAATCCTTCGGGCGATTCGAGCAAGGTCAGGCCGAAAACTCGTGTCAGGGTCGAACGAGCGTTCCGGATAGCAGCCAGCGGTCAGGGTAATGAAATGGGTCGCGCCCATGTCGTCGGCCCATGCAGCAAGGTCCGAAGCCGGAATGCGGAGCGCGCCCATCAGTGGACAGTCGCGGCCACCGTGTTTTCGGTGGCGTGGACGCTGGCGGAATCCAGCGCGGCGGCAACATCCCGCGCGACCATGAGGGCCATCGGGAAATCTGTATCGTTGACGATCAGGTGGATTCGACGCCCAGCGGGCTTAAGCCGGATAATGTGGCCGTGTTCCTCGGTCACGATCTGGAACGTCGAGATAGACCGGCCTTCAAGAGACGCGGTGATGGCGTCAGCCAGGGCGACGGCTTCTTTGCCGGTGAGAACGGCGGATTCGATGAATGGATTGTAGAGAAGGACGGCGTCCCCGACCTTAGCGAAGGTCGGCTTGATGACGAACGGCGGCGGGGCGGGACTCCATGCCGTTTCCTCCTGATAAACCTTCAACCCCTTCCGGAGCATACGGTAGAGCAGCAAGCCCTTGGGTTCGCCGCGCATGACAGACAGGAAGTCGAGCATCCGGTAGCTGGCGTCGTTGATCCGCATATGGCGGGATTTCGGGGTGGTGGCGGTCGGCATAGCCTCTGTGGTTGATGACATGGTGCCATTGTATAGCAATGGCCTCGTCAAGGCGAGTCCATTTTCCCTAGCAAGGCCACCATTGCTACACTGCTATCATTCTAGTCTCTATTTTCGAGACAAAGCTAAATCCCGACTCGATCCGGATGCAGTTACCTTGATCAAGCGAGCGTCCCGATTACCGGTGAAAGCGCGAAAATGGCACCTGATCAGACGATTTCATCTTGACACAACCCCCTTTCCCCGCGAGTATCTGAATGAGCGAAGCGAATGAAGATACGAGCCATATAGATTCTTCCAAAGATTCAGATTCATTAGAAGATTCAGATTTTATAAAACTTCGTGGGACGAGGGGAGCGTGTCAAGAACCGCTCCCGGCGTTCGAAAGCCAACCTCCCTCTAACAAGCGATCCCGGCGGTTCTTCAAGTATCGCCATGAAGGGCGATTTCCGGGCCGTGGAGGCGGGTCGGAAGCCGATCTGGAGCAGTGGTTGCTTGGCGCGCTAGAATCGGCTCTACGGCCTCTATCTGGAGGGGCCATGAAAACAACTACCACAATCCTCGCCGTGCTGGCGCTGGGGGGATGCGCAAGCGCGCCGGAACTGATGGAGGCCGGGCCGAAGGTCTCGGTCCTATCGTCCAAATCGCTCACTGAGATCCGGGAATGCTTCGCTCTCGTTCCCACGACCTCCGCGCAGCCTCACGGTGAAGGCTGGATGATCAAGGGTGTTTTGCCTGCCTCGTATTATGCCCCGGCGTGGTTCACGATTCTCAAAGCCGAAGGCGATGGAACTCGTGTCGATATCTACTATCCGTCCGCTTATCCTGGATGGCGTCACACCTCGGAGCGGTGCGCCTAGCGCATTGCCCGCTCGATATATTTTCACGAGGGCTGGTGGCGTCGTCGAAGTGCTTGAATGTGTCTGCCAACCGCATCGCGTTCGATCCTGCTAGACTGAAGGTCAGCTTGAGCTATCGAGCATAAGGGAGCGGCGTCTTGATCCGGAGTGGGGTGATCCCCCTGCTAGAAAGCTAAGAAAAGGAGGTCGCTATAAAGCTAGAATGCTATTAGCTAGTGACTGTTAGTAGTTCCTTCTCGTCCGATTTCTTATCCACTGCACAATAGCGCTTCACTGTAGCCGTAGAAAGTCTGAAATGAGTCGCCGTTTCTTTTATGCTGGCGTTGTTCTTCTTCCTCCAAGTCACCACGTCATCACTCTCTTGGGCTTTCGGTCGTCCAAGGCTCGCCTTGCCACGGTGCGTCCTACCTGTGGCTGCTAGGGATGCTCTAGCCGCCTTGCGGCCCGCCTCTGTGCGTTCAGCTATACGATGGCGTTCCATGTCCGCGACTTGAGCCAGAACGGCTAGGATCAACTCTCCTACGCCCTTCCCGATAGGCCCTAGACCGCGAACGTCCACAGTCACGCCCGCTTGGATTAAGCGACGCACGGTAGCTTGAACGTCCAGCGCATCACGGCCTAGACGGTCAACGGCATAGACATACACGGTGTCGCCGGCCCTGACGTGGTTTAGTAGCTCTGCAAAGCGAGGACGGGACGCGGCGAGCATTGCGCCGCTAACCCCCTCGTCACTGAACTCTTTATCGAATGGACCGGGCATGGCGGCGCGCTGCGCTTCGATGCTCTGGTCGCCAGTGCTGACCCGGAAGTAGGCGATGCGGTGCATGAGTGGCTCATAAGTTAGGGCGTCTTCTTCCCTAGCTCATAAACCGGCTCATAATGGGAGTCTAGATATGTTTTGCGCCATAGCGCGAAACTTACAAGTTATGAGCTTGGCGTCGTTAAGTCCAAAAGGACTTTGCTGCGGCATCCTAAATCGTTAGCCTGATCGAGTTATTAAGGGGTGATAGATGCAAGCTGGCCAAGAAACGTTTGAGGTCGATCCAGACCCGGCTCAAGTCGCCTCGGTATGCATAGCTGCATCCTCGTTCGTCCTGACACTCGTCAACATGTATCTGACGCATGGTCGCAAGCCTGCTGTTTCTCGGGACGAGAATGCCGATACGATCCTCACACAGTTGGAAACTTCGACCCAAAATCTACTGACATCGGTTCAGACTTTGACGAAGCTGATCGACCGTTCGTCGTCAAATCCGGATGCGCAGTTTTACGATGCGCCAATGCGTATAGCTCGAACGCAAATGCTGTTTTCACAAACCGCGCTGGGAACCTACGCAGGGCATCTAAGCAACTCTTACGCTGCTGTGGGAAATCTCGGCTTATGGATTAACCATCTGATCGCAAATAAACCGGAGCTGGCCGCAAGGATTGGGGAGAGATTATCTGTTCCTCTGTCAGATGTAGCTGACCAGTTAAACAGCGCGCTTGAAAATGGATCACCTATCAGGGTTGTGGTCCGCGAAACGAAGTTTAGTCTTGAACAGCTCGCCGCCGCCATTGAGGCAGAACTTAATGATGGGCGGAACTAGCTCATGCCGCTGAAACCGGCGTCCAAGCGGCATTGATCGCGTCTGCGAAAGGGTCGCCGCCCTTCGATCCACCTTTAGTCACATCCCGGCTCTTCGCGGCCATGCCGAGCTTGATCAGCACCGCACCTAGGGCTTGTGTGTTGCGCCGGTAGTTCTCTTCGTCGAACTTCTCCCCGGCAATCAGGCAGGCGGTGTCGCGGTCGCACAGGAAGGCCAGGGTCGCAGCCTGTCGGATCATGACCGCCTCCGAAGGTTTTGGCTGGCGGGCGAGCTGATCCATCAAGTCGCCTGCGATCACACGGAACGACCGGGCTGCGACGGTGCGGCCATCTACCTTCTGTCCTGCGATTTCTAGGTTGAAGACGGCGGATAGGTCCGATGTTTCGATATGTCTATTTGACTGGTTCATCCAATAACCCTCCTTTCTATATGGGTATTTGCGTTTTGTGCGGATTGACGGGGTGGGTCGGAGCGGCGGGTAGATAGGGGGCCGGTCCCAAAAACTTTGAAACCACCATCATCCCCACTCACATCCGCACCCCTCAACACCGGATTGAGGGGCTATTCGTCGTCAGGATCAGATGGCCGTCTGACGACGACCCGGCACCGACAGTTCACTTCCAAAGGCGGGTGCATGACCGGCCCCAACGGCGTCTGAAAGGCCTGACCTACATCAACGCCGTTCGGGTTCATCGCCGTGACCATCCGGTGATCATGGCGAACCCGCTCATCCCCTCTGGTCTTCCAGAAGCGACGGGCATCACGTGGGATAGTCCGGTTGGCTTTCCCTTGTTTGAAGGCCAGGTATTCCCCGACATGGATGGATCGTGTCGCTTCCTGACGGGCGATGATCGATTGCCTGTAGTTGATCAGCGCACGGTCGTGTCTTTGCTGAAGGTCGGCTGTGCTGTTCTCCGTCAGCCCCTTGCTAAAGGCGCTTCGCAGCCCTGATCGCTGGGCGGCGTTGAGGTGTTTCATGTGGCGCTGGACGATGAGCTTGGCGGTCGCCTGTGTGACGAAGGTCTTCCCATCCTGAACGCTTCCGTCCTTCGCGGTCATAGCCTCGTGGAGTGCGCGGGCGAAGTGCGCTGCTGATCTGGCCTGATCCGGAGCGAGGGCGATCGACCTAATGATCAGAATGGCCTTGTCGCGGGCCGTCATGTCGCTCTTCTGAAGTTCGCGATGGGCCGTCGTGATTGCTTCATAGGAGCGGCGGGCCATCGGTTGCAGAATGTTCCGTTCGATATCCTCCCGGAGCTTGGCGATGTCGGCGCTCGGATTTACGCGGGACTTGTGATGGTTCGCGAAGGCCTTCATCGCGATCACGATGTTGCCGAGCAGCGCATAGAAAAGCCCGCCGCTGAAGGCCACGGCGAGGCCAGAGTGAACCCCCTCATCAATGTTTAGCGCTCTGGCTAAGGCGGCTTCATCGCCAGCTTCAAGAGCTATGATCACGGCGTCTATATCGACGGCATCCATCGCGCCGTCGTAGGCCTGTCCGAGGGCTTCTAGGAACTCCGCTTCGAAGATTGCGGCTCGTTGGTCGAAAGCGTCCAGGGCGATCATGGGCGCACCGCCGTCCAGCCCGATCCGGCATTCAGGTAGGGTGTGATCAACTGGCGCACGTGGCGTGGTAGCTCGTCCAGCGAGGGCGCACGGAAGATACCGCTCGACTCGCCAATGGCGTAGCTGACCATCGTCTCGGCGGTGATCGGCATATCCGCGCGCCGGGACAGATGGACGGCGAGCAATGCCGTAGCGCGCTGAATGGGGGCGGGGACGCCGATCACCGCTTCTCCGGTGTCGAGGTGGACGGCGATGCGGGGGAAGGCCTGTGTCTGCTCCGGGGAGGCTTTGCGGCCCTTCCACGGTTGAGCGGCCATGACGGCGCTGGCGTCGATTAGGGCGGCTTTATCATCGTCGCGTTGCGGAGAAAGTTCGGGGTCGTCGGTCGCGGCTTGTTTGTCGGCGGCGACACGGGCCGTCCATTCGCGGCCATGAAGGCTTGTGGCGAGGACGATGTCTGCGGCCTGAAGCGTGATCAGGCTTTCGTCAGGGGATAGATCGGCGGTGTAATATTCCATGCTGCGGGTTCCAGAGTCAGCAAAGGCGGACCGGGGCTGCGAATCCCGGCCCGCCTGCTTTGTTGGCGTCTCGCGTGTTGGGCGCGGTCGCCGTGTGGGGACGCCCCCTCGTGCCTTTGCTGAGTTACGAGGGGGCGTCCGTCGTCACCGGGGAGAGAAAGGAGACCCGGTGACGTTTGCGGAAGGGATCAGACGTTCGTCAGACCCTTGAGGCGGGCGGCGCATCGACCGGATTTCAGAACGATGCCGGAATACCATTCGGTGCGGGTCCGATAGGCGGGCTTGTCGTCCACCTCGCCAAGGTCTCGGACGCTGATCGGAGCCGTCTGGATGCCGTGACATGCGTCAAGGTCGAAACGGATGGCGTAGGCCGAAGTGGTCTTGTTATTCGTCCCGTGGCTCTCGTCGCCGGTCAGGATTTCATTTCCGTTCGTGTCCAGTTCGATAGGCAGAATCGGAACGCCATTGTGAGCGATCACCGGACGACCGAAGTTCGGGATCATGATCGACTCGGGGGTCGTGCCACCTGAAGCGCGCAGGGCGTTCCGATAGGCGCGGATCACGGATTTGCGGGCGAAGATGGCCGATGGTTGACCTTGAACGGCGTCCACCAGTTCATCAAACATAGCGAGGTTCAATGCCCCGCCGTTCGCGCCGGCGCTGATAATCTGGTTGCCGGTCAGACGCTTCTTGATGCCGTCGAACGCCTTGGGATTGGTGGCGGTGTCGCCGTCGAAGAAGGTTTGCAGCCACTTCAGCGACATGGCCTTGGCCTTCATGGCGTCATGGATGGCGCGAGTGTTGTTGTCGCCGGTCTGTTGAGCGATTTGAGCAACGTCAAAGTCGCTATCGCCACCGATGATCGTCAGGCGTTCGGTCTGCGGGTTGATGACGCCCGTGCTTTCCGAATAGCCTTCGTTGTATCCACGGAACTCGACGCCGGGAAGGGTGTCCTCGACGTTGTAGGTGTAGGCGTTGCCTGCCACATTGGCGAAGGGCATGAGCGCGATGACGGGGTTTTCGCGAGCGAAGACCTCAACGACGCCAGATTGCAGGGGGTTGGGGTTTAGTTTCGACCATTCTGTCTGTGTGAGCATGGAAATATCGGATTGGAATCCTTTCTGCTGGCGCGGCCAGCGGTGGGTGTTGGTGGAAGGCGCGGTTAGGCTTGGGCGTAGCCGAGAGCCATTCGGGCGTGAGCGGGCAGTTTGGTGAAGTCGTTCGGGCCGGGAGCGGTCGGCGGGCGGGTCGTGTCCGTCGTCGGGACGGCTGGAGTCTTAGCCGCCTTCAACGCGGCGGTGACGTGTGCGAACAGACGATTGAACGCAGTCCCCTCGGTCGGGAGGGCGGCGCGGTCTGCTTCTGGGATGAGGGCCGTCAGATTGCCGATCAAGCCGTCCACGTCGTTGTCGTCGCGCATGATGTCGGTCTGTTTGCGGAGCGTCTTAAGCTCGGCTTTCAGTTGAGCCAGGTCTTCCGTGAGGTCGATGGGCGGGGCTTCAGTCGTTTCAGTCATGTGATTTCCTTTCAAAGCCCTAGCGTCAGTTCTTCCGTTTCTTGTTTGCGAGAGAGCAGCGCGCGGTAGGCATCTTCACGTGTGGCGTAACCATCCGGGTTGAGCGTCATGAGCGCATCCACCGGGGACGAAATGCCAAGTTCGGCCCGCTCTTTGAGATTGGCGAGGACTTCGGACTCGGTGAGGTTATCCTGAAGCTCGGTGAAGTCGGCGCGGACGGTGGCGCTATCGGGGATAGTGCCGGGGCGGTGGGTGTTGACGACGCGCTTGATGACCTCGAACAGGCGGCGCTCGTATCCACGCCATAGCGCGATATCGTCGAGCCGGGCTTCCTTGAGGTCGATCCGCTGTGCTTCTCGGGCGGAACCTGATTCCGCTGTTTTCGACAGGTCGAGAACGTCGGCGGTGCAGTCGTTCGTCGAAGCCGTGGAGCGCATCAAGAACTCTAGGGCTTCGAGAATGTCGGGGATGGGCGTGTTCGGGGCGGCGTAGGCGAACTCGCCATCTTTCGGGAGCAGGATCACCTTATCCGGGCCAGTCTGGATCGGGTCGCCAATCGGGAGGCCCTTGGCGACGGCCTGACCATGACTTTGCAGTTCAACCGCCCGCCACAGGTTCGTCAGGCCGACGTTCAGCGCCTTTTGAGCGCCCATGAGGTCGTCGCCGCCCGGAAGGAAGAAATCGGCATCGGGTAGGCGGTCGAACAGCGGGACGAAGGGCAGGACACCGTAGGGGTTCACGTTGCTGACGTTGCCGGGCGTCGGAAGGGGATGGCCGTTGGCGTTGCGACGCTGATAGGTCGTCGCCGACCAATCGGCATAGGTGGTCTTGGCTGGATCGCTAGCGGCGTGAGTGACAACCATCCGCTCGGGATGCTCCGGGTCGGTCCACTCCGCATCGAGGATATTGGGCGTGAGGACACGCACTTGAAGGCCGTGTGGTTCGGTCCACACGACTTGCAAGGTGGTCGTCTTGAGCAGCTTTGTCAGCTTGGACGCCCGTTTCAGAACGGCGTCGATGTTGGCGTTTTGATACAGCTCCGTGGCTGCTGCCTGATCCCACCCCTCGAATGTGCGAACCGGGGGTGTCTGATAGGCTGTGGCGCGACGGGAAACGATTTTCTTGACGATATTGACCTGAAACACCCGGAAGGACTCCGGGTTAGCGAAGCGACGCTTGATCAGCATCGCAGTCGTTTCGTCTTGTTTGTCGTCGAAGAAGGCTAGAGCTTCGGCGGCGCGTAGTTTTCGCGTCTCCGACTTCCGAACCATATCTAAGAACGATGTCCTTTCATCGCTAAATCCCAACATGACATAAGTATAGCACACACTGTTGTTTTCCTGCAACAGGAAATCATCGAGCTATCGTATGGCTTCCGACGTTTTTTAACTTGTCGATGATGAAGCCTTCGATTGGAAGGTTATTGCGAGGGCTACGGGCTGCATACTGGTCAAAGAGGTCGAAGGCGCGCCGCATGGATCGACAGGATCGCGCGCACATGGGAATGACCGCGCCTCCGTTCAGGGCGCACATACGGCGAGCGGGGCCGGTGTCGGTGCATCTGACCCCGGAAAGTTCATACGGGTTCAGAGTGATCTCGCGTGTGGCGAACATCGCCCAGGCCAAACTATACACCGCATCGTCATGCTTCCCGCGCGGGTGGCCGAACTTGGGAAGGGCTTCGTTGCCGACTGTCTCTTTGCCGTCGTCCACGATCTCGAACGTGCGAAGTTCGTCGATCAGGCGGGTAAAGCGCGGGTCAATGTGAAGGCGACCCTCTGCGGCGGCGGTCGCCATCAACGTGAAGGCTTGATACTGCGCCTTGCGAGACGGGGTGAAGAGTTCGGTCCCGTCAGCGAACGGCTCCGCTTGCGCCCAATCATACACATCCTGAGCGCCGTAGGTTTCAAGGCCGCACCGGCTCATCCCCCACTCCTTGTGGTAGCGCCGGAAGTTGGCCTTGATGCCGCCGAGCCGGGAGAACAGCACCGCATCGCTATCTAGGACGTAATAATGCTCTTCGTCGTCCTGCACGGTCATGACGATGGCGGTCGTGATGGTGGAGTCGCCGTGCTTTGATCCACCGAATGCGCGGTCTAGCCCGCCGCTGACGACGTAGCTTGCCCCTGCTGCGATAGCCTTGGGATCAGGGAGGTAACTGACCTCTGTGCATTTCGAGAGGGTGTCGGCGTCTATCAGCAGCCCGGAAGCATCGCCCCAGCGATTCAGGTGCATCAGGTTGAAAGTTTGCGGGAGCATCCGTCTGGACGCCGCGCGTAGCTTCACAGGGTCGATCCACGACGGCCCATTCGCGCAAGCGTCGTCGAGGTCGGCGTATTGGATGTGCGAGAAGAACAGGCTGGGATCGTCGCCAGCGACGTGCGCCTGATAGAGGTCATACAGCGGCGAGGACATGGGGCCGACTGTCGAGTCGATCAGCATCATCGACCCTTCGCTGTCCAAGAGGGAGCCGGTCAGCACCTCTAGGACGGCGGAACCCTTTGAAGCATGGAGTTCGCTGAGTTGGGCTGCTGTCAGCTTTTTGCCCCACAATGCGGACGGGTTCGAACTGTAGGCTTGGATGACGGACGACGTTGCGGGGAAGTGGATCGAGTCCACGCCGACCACGACGGTTCCGGCGCTCGCAAGGGCCTTCAGCATGGGCGTGTTGTCGAACGCCTCGCGCAACGCCCGGAACGCCGTGTCCACGACTTGCTTTTCCGAGTTGGCGACGATGGCGATATTTTCGGTGCGCCGCGTCAGGAAGCGCCACAGGATGATCATGACGCTGGTGGCCGTCTTGCCGTGCCTTCGGGGCCACGAGAACACGACAGTCGAATGATCGCCGTCGAGAACTTTGACGATTTCGGCCCGTTCGCGCGGGCCGGGGATGAAGGGGATGAACCCGCCCTTTGACGACCGGACGACGGGCTTCACATCATCAAGAAAGTTGAAGAATCCGCTAGAACCATTCTTCCATCGAGTCACCATCGCAGAATAAGACATGATGACTATTATATCACAGCACGATCAGACTTTCAGGTGGGAAATATTCACTCCACCAAAATCAATCTTCTCGACGTGAGGTCGGAACTTAACCGCGCGATCATCCCGCCCTTCTTCATCGTGCGGTAAGCTCTTGGTGTAAGTCCGACGACTTCCGTTTACGGATCGACCCGTCAATCTAAACATGACTTCTTCGGGAATGTCGTGGCCCGTCATGCCCTCTTCGAAGGTGTGCCGGAACGAGTGCAGCGATACAGCGGGATCGTCGTGCAAGCCGATGTGACGAAGGTGGGTGCGATTGAACTGGCGGAAGACCGATGTCCCGTTCAGCGTCTCTTCTGTCAGCTTGCCCACATCGCCCTTACTCGCCTCCGCGACGATCTCCGGAAATAGATATATCGTTTCCGAAGGGAGGCCATTTACATACGCCTCAAAGCCCAGGTCGAGCGCCCAAGGGTGAAGAGGGATGACCCGCTCGGAGTCGCGGTTCTTGAGGCGTCGCAGCGCTGTGAATCTAAAGACTACGCGCGCTTGACCGTTCTGGAACTTGATGTCTGCCTTTTCCAAGCCCGCTACTTCATCAGCTCGTGCGCCGGTCAGGAAGAGCAGGATGGGTATCCAAAAGCGCTCGTCGCGAATCTTGACGGGTCCGGGCTGGAACCGACCACGTTCGGTATCCCCGGCGCATCCGGCAAACATCGGCAAGGCAAAAATCTGCTGAAGCTCGATCCGGGTGAACGCCCGCTTCTCGGTTCGCGGGTTGCTGGCTGTCGGCGTGACATTCATCATGTCTACCACCGGATTGATCCGCATATGCCCCGCGTCATACGCCGCCTTGAGAACAACCTTCACGTTCGAGACGTGCTTGTTTACCGTTCCAGCAGCGGGCCGCTTCAGTGTGATGCTCCCGGCCTTCTGCAAGTTGACGATCTCGCGAAGAGACATGTCTTTCAGATTTGCGGGGATTGTTCTTTGATCAGGCAGAAATAGCAGGTCACTTTGGAAATCCTTCACGTCCGCGCGCGTTATCATGAAAACAGGGTGATTGCCGATAAGCTCCGCAAACAGACCGATTGATTGCCTTTTCACCTTGAGCGTATTTGGCACAATCTTCTCAATGTTTGCCGGGATATAAATCGTCTCGTGGTAGTCCACGATCGGCATTTCGCCGCGATCATTTTTCGCCCGGTTGCCGTCTTCCGACTCCTTCGGCTTGGCCCGCAAGGCCGGGTAGCGGGGAGGGGAGACTGTGCGGCCTTCCATCGCTTCACGGCCTGCGCGGAATGAGTCTTTCAAAACCTCCGCGCATTCCCGCATGACCTGACGGTAAGCGGGCGAAGCTCGCAACTCGGCGGACAGGTTGGCGGGATCGACGCCCGTCTGTTCGGCAAAGAACCAATCAGCGGCCCAGCCGACCGTCGCGGCTAACTCTTCAGGGTCGGCGCTGTTGAGCCGCTGGCCGAACGTCTGCTGAAGAAAGGGGTTCGACGCATATCCGTTGAACGAGACGAGATCGTTTTGCTCGTCGATGTAGTCGAGTTGGCTTTCGTGAAGGCGACGCGCGAACGCTTCGAACGCCGACGACGCTGTTCCTCTACGGATGAGGTCGTAAGCCGCTTCCTGCTTCGTCACGAGTTGGGCGTGCATTCGATTAGCTTGCGCCGTGTCGGAGGTGCCAAGCGACCTGACGATTTTCGACTTTCCGCCGAACGCGAACCTTACGTCGGCAGGGATTGCCATGTGAGCCTGTAGGTTGCCGTCAGGTCTGGCATAGACACCCGGATTGAGCTTCCGCGTTGTCCGTTTCGACCTCGACGCCATCGAGCAACTCCTACCAAAAACACCCTCGCCGGGACGTCTCTTTTCTACGGTTCCTTCTACGGCCTTTTACACGTATGGAGAGAAAAGTCCAGCAAATCCGGTATTTTACAGCCCGTTCAGGCACTTATGGCGACGCTTCTGACCCTCCCCTAGGGACTGCCACGCGGGGCAGGACGACCATCGAGCCGAACGGTTCTGGCGACCCTCGAATTTCACCGACGACCATTATTGACGTTCCACATGGCGGAACCATGCCGCATGCGTTTGTCGTTCGCCGTCATTGACCCATAACGTTAATCTTCGCCCCTTGCGTGCATTTTCCGCTTTTCAAAGTTTCGCGGAACGGTGTTAAACATAGATTGAGTCCGCTAGAGGCGCGGACGGGGGTCTTAAG